GACGCCGTTCCGCTTCATCGAGCGGATCACCACGACGTCACGCTTCGTCAGCTTCTTCTTGTTCGTATGAACCACCGGAGCCGCAACCGGTTCAGCCATCAGTTTCTCGATGGTCTGCAACGCATCTCGCACCAACACGTACGCCCGGTGCAGCGGGTTGGCGTCAGTCATCGAGATTCTGCACGTCCGGCACGTCAACTGCTGAGTAGTACAAGCAGTTAGACCAGTTGGCCGTGACCTGATAGCCATCGCCGTAGATGATCAACACCTTGTCGGTGGGATCGAAAACAACCTCCCCGGTGACCTCAACAACCGAGTCGTCGAACGAGATTGTTACTTCTTTCTGCGCCATGAGTCTCCCTTCGGGGTTTGGGGGCCAGGCCAATTCCTGGCCCCCTCGTTCCATGTCAAGCGGTCAGGCTAGCGAAGCCACTCAGCTTCGCACTGATCAGCAGTGCCCTGCGGCGTCGGGCACATAAACGCCTTCCACACCTTGCCGTTCTTGGCGGAAACACCGGACCTGAACGTCATCTCACCGTGACGGCACTGGCGGGACTCCCCGCCTGGAGCCGACACAGCGCCGTGAGGCGGTGACGACGGAGACTGTGCCGCAGGCGCAGCCACGTTGATGTTGTTCGACGGGGCCTTGGTTGGTGCCTGCGACACGAAGTGAGCGCCGGCCTTCTGAACCTGAGTCATCAAGGTAGACAACGTCACCGCGTTGTCCAACGTGACCTGCTTCAGTGCGTCGTCCAAGTCGTTGGCGTGAACCACGATCCACGGTGCGTCGTAAGCAGATCCACCCTTGAAGGTCAGCGTCACCTTCGAGCTGAGTTCTGCGGACTGGATCACCGGCTTGACGTCAACACTCACGGTGCCAACCGCCTTCTTGACGGCGACGGCGTCAGCCGACACCGGGTTGTCAGGAGCCTCTACGGGTGCAGTCTGTGCTTCGTCGGCGAAGATAGAAGCGAATGGGTCAACAAGGGTCATTGGTTGTGCCTTTCAGTTTTGTCATCAATCTGTATCCGAAGCCGACATACGGGTCGTACTTCGTTGGTAGCCAGTTCAGTAGGTGAGCCACGGTCACCGCTGTAAAGCCGTAAACGAGTACCGGATGCTTCTCCAGTCCACGGTCCACTGCTTTGGAGAGCAGTTCGTCGTCGGGGCAAGTGAACTCATGCCAGACGACGAGTCCAGCGATCACCGCCCACATCCGACTGCCGGGGAGCGACCTAGCGAATCGGGCACGCTCCCGTTGAGCACTCAAGGTCGACTCCGTCTTCGACTGTCTTGGCCTCTGCTGCCTCATATTCTTCCTTGGTTATCCGGGTGTATGGACTTTGTGGAAACGACTGCTCTGGAAAGCAAGTCATTCCCTTGAGCAGTCCACCGAACTTCTTGATCTGCTCCGCTACGTCGTCGGCGGTGTACCGCTCCGGGTCGACGTTCGCGGTGAACGACACCGCGTTGTCGGCCCAGCACGTCTGATACATCGCCTGGAACGCCAGCATCTCGTTCAGTGTCAAGTCTGCGGCAGACTCAACATGGTCTGAATGCCCCCAGATTGCCTCCACAGCCGCTACCAACGAGTCCTTGGTAGGAATGGTTACTACCAACGTGTTCGGTGCGAACAAGTCCTTCTCGACGTGGTATCCCTGATCTCTCAGAGCGTCGACCTGTGCTAGGTCGTCACCTTGGGTGTTGAACCTGATCCGACGCTCGAAGAACTTCGAGAAGATCGGGTGGATACCCTCCGAGACACCTGGCATCTTCGCGATCGTCCCGGTCGGTGCGACGGTTGTCGTCTTGACCGGCACCGGGATTCGTAGGTCGTGACTAAACGACGCAGCTGATTCCTTCACGACTGTGTGAAGCGATCGGAGCATCTCCCTAAACACCGGGTTCAACACCGCTTCCGAGTACCGACCGCCTGTTAGTGCGATGTACGAGGCCACCCCGAAGTGGCCTACACCGATTCGACGGTTACGGTCTAGGACCTCGCGTGACTTCGGATCTCCGACTTCGGAGAACGTCGCCCTGATCAAGAACCGTGTCATCAACTGGTGCGCCTTGATCAACCCGTAGTGATCAGTGTTGCCGTCTGAGTCGACGAACGCAGCGAGGTTGACATGCCCGAGATTGCAAGGCTCCCAAGGTTCTAGGGTGATTTCGCCGCAAGGATTAGTGCATACAACCCGGTTCGGCTCTCCGACGTTGGACAACGACGAGTCCCAGAAACCGGGTTCTCCGTTATTGACCATGCCGGTAGATATGGCCGCTAAGACATCTCGGGCCATCTGGTGGGCTGATTCTCCCCAGAACTTCGGGTCGAGATCATCCTGCGTATCTTCTAGCGACTGCCAGAACAGGTCGTCTACTTCCACTGAGATGTTCGTCGTCCAGTGCAAGCCAGACATCTCTTTGATATTGATGAACTCATGGATCTGCGGATCAGCCCAGTGCATCATCGCCATCCGAGCAGAGCGCCTGACACCGCCCGCTACGACACACTGTGCGATAGAGTGGTCAATCTCCATCGCGTCCAGACCCGTCAGGTACCCCTGTCGGTGTCCCTCATAGGTGTATCCGCCATGTGTGTGGCTCAGGGTCTCGCACACATCAATCAACATCCGAGCCAGCGGCTCAGGGCCAGAAGCCCTGCCGCCGAACGTCTTCAGCTTCGTGCCGGCAGCTCGAACCCGGGACACGTCGTACACCCGTTGGTAGTGGCTGACGTCTTCCCGGTAGTGGGTGTCGATCAGATCCACCAGAGCCGAAGCCCAGCCTTCGCGTGAGTCTTCGATGACAAAAGCTCCAGACCACTCCGGGTCATACTCGGTGGACAAGACTCCTGCATCGCGCATCCGTTCGTAGTCCGGGTGTTCGGGGTCGCAGACAACGTGTACGTACAGCTCTTGCTGAACCGGTGGGTAGTCGGCTAAGTACCTGTTGCTGTAGTTAGCACCGACACCGCCGCCCTCCATCAGACGAAGAAACGAAAACGAGAAGTGATCCGAAGGCTTTTCGGTCCAACCCGACACCCAGCAGTTGAACAAGTGTTGAGCGTTCTTCACGCCTGAAGCCCACAAGTGCCTGCCGGCTGGGAGGATCTTGAATGACTCCATCAACGAGAGAAGTTCTTCTCGCTCTCCGGGTAGTTGATGTCGCTGATCAACCAACCCCAGGTTTCCGTCAACGACTCGTCGGGTCGTGTCAGGCCAGGATTCCTTTGATCCGTCAGGAAGGGTACGGCTGTACGTTCTGTCATATACGACCTTCCCGGTCTCGTTGGCCCAAACGTAATCGTCTGTCATAGTTCCTTTCCACGGACTGCAATCCAGATGCCCCAGTTCCAGACCACCAGGCAGATTGAGTGATCCAAGAACGTGGACAGGATCTTCCACGGACGAACACCTTTGGGGGTGTACGTCTTGAACGTTCCCGAGTTGATGTTGATGTCTAGGGTGAAGCTGAACTGCCCTGACCCTTTGTCGTACGAATCATCACCAGACAAGTCCCCAATCTTCCAAGAGATCCTGTCTCCGTGAAACTCTCGATAACCCCAGATTTTTCTAACACTCACGCGGCAGCCTTCGCTGCCGCTGCTGCCATCAACTCTGCACGACGCTCCGGGGTGTAGATCCCGCAGTCGAGTTCCCTTTCATCCTCGCTCCAATTCTCCAAGCGCCACGGCTTCTGATCTGGATAGAGGTCCGGGATCACCGCTGCGCGGTACATCTCCCCACCGCCGAGGCCGTTGAAAACTGGGTCAAATATGTTGTGGATCAACGCTTCTTCCTTTCAAAAAGTTGTCTATACCGGTGACTTCTAGGTAGTCGTCCCGGACTTCTGGGTGTTCGATCAACAGCATCGCTATGTCCCCAGTAGGGTCGTGGTATCCACCACTAGCCCTACGAGAACCGGGGAACACCTCCCCGCGACTACCGATCCCCTCTTGGTTCGATGTCAAGTGCATGATGTTGATCTCGTCGGTCAGCGACTTGATCGCACGTACCAGCCGAACATGATCAGCGCCTTGTTCCGGGATCTGTTTGTCTTCGTACCTGAGCCGGATAGCTTCGGCGTATCCGCGGTCTTCTAGTGCCTCGTCCCGGTGCTGTACGGCCTCTAGAGCGAGCGGAAGCATCTCCCGTAGGTACTTGTTAGAGGACAACCCGTGCAACGCTTCTCTGACCGCGTCAGACGAGTACAACGACCGTCCGTTGAACCGGTTCCCCGACAACACCCGCTCGGAGAGGATCTGGTTGCAGATCATCCGAACCGTCCGTACCGCTTGTCCTTCGGACAACGTGTCGAGCTTGTCTTGGGTCGATGGACGTTCGTGGTACCAGACCCATAGGTCTTGTACTAGATCCTCGGTGTCTTCTTCCAACGACTCCCACGACTGTGCAGCTCCCCACGTGACGATCGCTGACTTCGCTGCTTTGTAGAAGATTTCATCCACCGGCAGATCCACGCGACATCCGAACCGCGTGCCACGCCGCGCCGGATTGTGGCTGGTCGTAGAACGGCTCGGTGACGCCTACCTTCTCGTTCACCTCCTGGTCATACACTTCCATGATCTCGTTCATTGTCAAGTGTTCCACTCGTCAGACTTCCCAGACGTGGCCGTCGACCGAGAACTTGCCTCGGGAGATCGGAACGACTTCAGCCTTCACGTGCAAACCGTCTACGCGGAGCAACCCGAATCCCTGAGCCCAATTGCCAGTCCCACCCTTAAGGTATGAAGCCATCTTCATATTCATGAGATTGCCAACCTCCATACCGGTGACAACTCGCTCGTTCTTCTTGTCGCCGCCGTAACCGAAGGTCTTGGAACCGATTCCGAGCCTGTGCGTGTGGCCCATCACTACCGACTTCTGGAACCGGATCGCCGCGTTCAGAGCTGTGTTACCAGCGATCTGGGACAAAGCGATCATCCCGCGGTGCCCGTGTGTGGAGATCCAACCCGGTGCTACGTCATAGAACTCAGGCAAGAGGTCGATTCCGAAATCGTCGAACTTGAGCAGGGTTTCCATGTTGAAGGCACCGGACTCCGCAAGTGCGGGAGCGTACTTCGCCAGATACGTCCTGGCCCGCTCATCGTGGTTTCCTTCGTGCATCCCGATCGGTCCGTCGTAGACCTCGCGGAGAGGGGCTAGAAGCCCCTTCATGCAGCCTTCGGAGTCCTCAAACACCGAGCCCTCGAACTCGCCGGCAGATCCCTTGGACCATCTGCTCGGCTGCGGGAGGTCTAGAAGATCCCCGATTCCGATGATGAGATCCGGCTGGAAATCCGCCACGAATTGGATAACCGCCTTCAGCGCCCGCCTGTCATGGAAGGGCCACTGGACGTCGCTCAGCACAAATATGTTCTTGCTCATGCGGTCGTCTCCAGAACCTCGGTGAACGGCGGGCAATCCTGATCGTGTGTCTCGATGGGGTCCGCTCCGCGCTCCCAGTAGTCGTCGACGTCGTAGTGCCAGTGATCTCCGATGAACTTCCACTTGCAGTCGTCCACGTCGGTCACGGTGATGTCGGTGGGTACTTCCAAGATGGATTGCCACACCCGGGACTCCGGCATCACGTCCAGGTCCGCCACCGGCTCCTCGAAGATCCGCTCTAGCGTTCCCGCGTAACCGGCGATGTCCACGATCGAATCACGTTGGTAAACACCGCTCTCCAACCGAGCCACCTTCAGCAGAACCATCATCAAACCGACGTCTAACGGATCGATCTCATAACCGAGGTAAGCGGTCCACAAACTCGCGATGTTATTGAAGTTGTCTCGCGGGTGGCCGTAGTCCTTGCTGCGCTGACCGTTGATCAGAGACGCTGCTTCCTCCAAGACGTTCACAAAACCTCCGTAAACGGTGCGTAATCATCCACCGCACAGTGGGATTTTTCCCACCCTGTGTCTTCTTGAAGAAATTCAAACGACCCGTCAGCGTTTCTCCGCTGCCGATCGCCGTCGATGTCTGTGAAAACAACCGCCCGCGGCACATCCTTGATCGAAGCCCACACCCGAGGAGGGGCTGTGTCTTCAACATCAGGACTTCGGATTACAGCCAGCCAGTCACCACTACGGAACATCCCACCACCAAAGACAATCAGGTTGCCGTGCTCGTCAACGTCGTAATCGTCTTCGTCGTCGAACGTGAACTTTCCGAGCTGCTCGGTGTGTACGGTAATGCTCATTCGTTGTCCTCTTCGTAGACGTAGTCGTGAATCTCGGTGTAAGTGACGTAAGGCTTTTCGCCCCATTCGATGTCGGTATCCGCGTGGATGTCCGACAGCGGAGTAAGAGACGAAGCGTCGATGTACTGATCCAAGTCGGTCTCCAAACCGTGGGCGTACACGTGGCCGTCCGGGTCCTCGCCCTCGATAACCCGGACGACTTCCCCCGGTGCGAAGTAGACCCCGTCCTCACCGTCGATGGTCAACGGGCCGGTGACGACCGCTAGGTCATCGGTGTCTAGTGCAGTCATGCTTTATCTCCGTTCATTGTCAAGTCTTCCACCAAACGCACCGATACAGGCGAGGTGATGACGTACTTGCTGCCGTAGGTGTTCCTAGTGACGAAATCAAGGCACTGGTCTAGGGTTTCGAGTTCTCCGCTGGGGGACCAGCCTTCGTACGCACTGACTTCGTGCCACACGATGTATGACATCAGAGTGCGAGTGCGAACAGCCGGACGATCTTGTCGGCCTCGGTGTGGATCAGCTCCAGGTCTTCGTCGGACACTTCTTCGAGCAGTTCGTCTTCCACGACCCAGTCGAACGTAATTCCGTCCTCGAAGTATTCTTTGACGACTCGCTCGGCGTGGATGTGGATGTCTGTTTTATTCATACCAACCTGTCTCTCAGATATTGCGGACCACGTTGTAGGACTGTGGAGTTCACATCAAACCCTCGATCCATCGGGATCACCTTCGCGTTCGGTAGCGTCTTCGCAACGGTGTTCGCGAACCCTAAACCGGGTTCGTCACCGTCCGCGAGGATGAACACCTCCCGGTAACCCATAAACGGTTCCCGAAAGTGCGACTTCCAGTTGGTAGCACCAGGAACGCCGACCGTGGGGATACCGCAGTGTTCTTGGGCTGTGATTGCGTCGCAGTTGCCCGTCACACTGATGCAACCGCCCATGCGGACCAAGAATGCCGACGAGGGTACCGACACGCAGTAAACATCTCCGTCGTGCGGAACCTCGCTGAACTGCTGCAACGATTGCCAACTGGTGGAGGTCTTGTTGTGGAGTATTGACACTTTGAACCAACTTCCCCACTTGTTATTCCTGGAGATAACCGAGCTAACGATCCCCGCCGTGTGAGCTAGGGTTTGGACCCACTCAGCGTTGCTTAGATGCTTGGATGAGTACTCAGTCTGATCTCTGCCAGGAACCCGGTTTCCATCCCACTCGATAAGTTCCTCCAGAATCATCTCGCGCTGCGAGAAGCTGGCCTGAGTTAGCCACTCCCAGGGAAGTTCTCGGGTGAGCACCCGATCACCGGCTAAGAAGCAGATAGATGTGTATCCATTTGCGATCACGGTATCCGATGGCTGTAGGCCAACGTCGGCCAACAACTTTCGGAGGCGATCTATCTTTCTTTGCTTCTTCAGACCGAAGACAATGTATGTATCCGAGTACCCGGTGGTTCTGATGGATGCATCTGCACTCACCGCTATCCGAAGACGGATCTCACTATCTGACAACGGTATTCCAGGTCCGTCGATGGCCCCCACACGTGGGATGCTGGCAGCGTAGTGCCCTTCCTCTGCTGTGGTGAACTTGTAAGGATCTTGCTTGCCCCCGAACGCCGGGACTCTGTGAGCCGGCGTACTGAGGTGGTAGTACCTCTGCTGATTCTGTCGCTCTATCAACGGCCCTTGGTAGTGCTTCTTGATGAAAGCTGTTGGAGTCACGAACCTAAGAGCACCGGACAGCTCGTACTGCGCCACTGGCGTACCTGGTTCGTATTCGTCGAATCTGCACCAGCCCGTTTGGGTCAACACCTCCGCGTCACCTCGTAGACACTCGCCCTCAGTAATAGCAACCACGGGAGATGGTTCGATCAACGCTGCGGTGTTGAAAAGCCGGACTCGGTCTCCTGCAACCGTCATGTACTTAGGTGTGCAGTCGTCTAGTCTCCTGAACCGGATAGATACCGTGGACCATCCGCGCTGCTTGGTCCAACGCAGATAAGGGATGGCAAGAAATCCTTCATACATTTCGTGACCAGGTAGCGGACCTTCCACGTACCCGAGTCCGAACTTGTTCTGGATCGACTGGGTACTCAGACCCCTTGTCTCCAAATATTTCTCGGCGGGGGACCCTTGCATCTTTGATCGGTACTGGTCGGTGGCCTCCCCCAGAAATTTCCGTTGCGATTCGCTCAGCCTTTGAATTTGAGACCTCCTCTTGCTGTTTGATCAGCGTCACTGGGTTACCTTTGGCTCCGCAGCCCAGGCAGGAGAACGAGTCCAACTCGTACGACACTGCTGCTGAAGCGGTTTCGTCCCCGTGGAACGGGCAACACGTCTTGCTCCAAGTTCGCCCTGTGTCTCTCGGAGGAACCCACGTGGGGTGCCAGCGATGAATCACCTTGACGATCAGCGGCTCAATACGTCACCTCGTAAACACTGAGATCCAACGTCTTTACGTTGTGCGCTGCCATGACTCCCTCGAACCAATACGCGAGATCTCCTTCGTCCCTGTCGGTCTCGAAGTCCACGGTCAATCGGTAAGTGTTGGGCTGTGGGCGGTCCTGGTTCAACTTCAGGCACCAGGGTTGGTGCCTTGGGCTCTCGATATGCGAGCAATCGCAGACGCTCATGTCCCCTCGTTCATTGTCAAGTCTTGGTCCACCATGTCCGGCGTGATCCTGACTCCGATGACGGCAACTGCCGGCGGTGACGTTAAATAGTCAATAGCTCGTTGTAATGACGTTTTATCGTCCCTGAGATGCCCCAGGACGTCCCGGTTACACGGTCCACATAGAAGACCCCTGATGACTCCGGTTTCGTGGCAGTGATCGACTGATAGCTTCTTGGACACACCACGATTACGGTTACAGATCGCACACATACGACCTTGCGACTCATAAATTTCTGCGTATTCCGCGGAGTCGATACCGTACGTCTCGACGATGTGTCGATCGTGTGAGTAGTTCCGTCTGCTTGTCCGTCGTGCTCTCCGGTGGGTAGCACACAGCAGCGGCTTACCCGACGCTTTACGGACGGTTACAACGCCTTCTTTCCGGCAGTCGATGCAACGAGGTTCAGCCACTCAGCATCCCGCCGATCTGACCGAGCAACATCCAATCATCGGAGAACTGACCGAAGTTGCCGTATCCCCACCAGACCGCGCACACCGGGGCGTAATACTCCCCCTCGAACTCGGACTTCACTCCAAGCCCTCGATCATGACTTCAAAGAACGCAGCACCCTCGATCACACGGAACTGGGCCGACAGGTGATCACGGTCAATGTCATCGCCCATCGCGTACAAACCCCATCGGGAGATCAGAGGGATGACATCGTCTAGTTGATCGTGCGGCACATCCATCAAGTGGATGGGGTCGCCGTACTCCGGTCTAATCCGAACCTCGATCATCGGATCATCCGATCGAAGAACCACCGTGACAAGCTCTTGGCAGCCTGATCAATCTGTGACGGCTGTTCCGGTGTCACAACCGGTAGATCCAGCCGCAGCGAACCGATCTCGAATCCGAAGATGTTGAGCGTCAGTGTCATTTCATCGCCTTATCGAACGCTTCTAGCGTTAGCCGGTGGTAGTCCCGGACGTAGTTCACCCAGCCGGGGTAGTTGCAGTAGTAAGCCCGATGCCCATCGGGCATGACGCGGTGGTTGTCCCACTTCATGCCAACACCCGTGCCTGGTCGTTCAGCAGCTTCACCGCTGCGCGGTGTCGTCGTCCTAGACCGGCTGATCGGTACCGTCCGTCCGCACGTCGTGACGCACGGTTGGGTACCGGGCGGGTCCCCGGTTTCCGATCACGTCGGAGCTGGGCCAGCCGTGACCGTTCAGCGCCGGCTTCGCGGTTCGCTAGTTTCGTGTCTTCGTAGGTTTGTGTGTTCATATCTCGTTCCATGTCAAGTGTTGGGACAAAGGGAGTACACGCTGATAACGGGTTCTTACGTCAGGTGGTGGGGACAGTCGTCTGGTGATCGCGTGCGCGCACCACGGTCTGATCGGCGCGATACCCGTGCGTGTGCGATTCCAGTGCGGCGAGTCGTTTCTCTAGTTCATCGACCCGTTCTCGCAGCTTGCGGTGCGCTCCGACCGTCGATGGTTTCGATTCTTCGGCCAGCTTTCGACTCTGCGGGCGGCTATCCCATGCCATGCGTTACTCCTTTGTTTGTGCCGATAACGTTGCGTACT